ATGAGTGCTTACTTGCAGAGGAAGAATTTAAACTTTCACTTCAAGATCCAATTCAATATGCCACATTTGACCAAATCGTCAAATCTTACCTTGCAAATTGGTCCAATCAAGTCAAGTCCATCAGTGTAGATACAGATAGATATATAATCATAAAACTACAGAAAAAATTCAGAAACACACAAGATTTCCGTGATTATCGAAAAATTCAAATATATATCAATGAGCTTGATGGTAAATATTCCAAGACCTATGTTAAAAAGATATATTACACATTGGTCAAGATTTGTAAGTTTGCTGTCTTGTACGGTTACATGAGTACAAATCCAATGGATCGAGTGCGCTTCTCAGCACGTAGAGATGAAAAGAAAAAAGAGATGAAATTTTGGGAACCTGATCAGTTTAAACTGTTTATAAATGAGATTCATGATCCAATGATGCATCTACTTTATTCCACCTTATACTATATGGGATGTAGAAAAGGTGAGGCTATGGCTTTAACATGGAAAGATATCGATTTTTGCAGACATACAATCACAATCAATAAAACATGTAAAATGCGTGCTAGAGAGCCTGGGAATTACACCACACCACCAAAAACAAAAAATAGTTATAGGACAATCACAATGCCAAAAATCTTGTACAAAGAAATGAAAGAATGGAAAGACATCGTAATGGGCTTTTTTGAATACTCTGATGATTTTTTCGTGTTTGGCGGATGTCAACCTTTACCGGCCGAAACTGTTCGTAGACATTTTAAAAAAGGCATATATGATGCCAATATAAAATTAAGACCACAAGAACAGATACCAGAGATACGCATACATGATCTACGCCATAGCCATGCAAGCTATCTCATTAATCACATGACCAATGGATTCACTGATTTTGATATTGCCAAACGTCTAGGTGATACGGTTGATACCTTACATAACACTTACGCTCATTGGTTCAAATCGGCAGATAAAGGCATCGTTGATTTTATGGACGACGATATACAATGATTTATCATAATTATATAAGATTATAAATCATTCCCAAAAATAATAAAACTGTTGTATACATAGTATATATACTATGCTATAATATATATGTAAAGAGATAAAGAACCTAGTTCTTTAGGAGGTAAGAAATGAAGAAACCAAAGAAAAAAGGCAAGTCCAAATATAAACGGTTCAAGCAATATTTGGAAATTGCCAAAGAGTTGTTAGAAATCGTCTCACTGATTCTAGCAATAATCAAGAGCATGGGGAAATAACTTCCCATCTCTTGATTCCATTCTAACATATACCAAAAAGAAAGGAATGATTTTAATGAAAAAAATTGAAATTGTAAAAATGGTATTGGACATAACTGTAATCGTATTATTGATTGTATTAATTTACACGTTAATTAGATAGAGGCTCTTATGAATAATCACTTTGACCAAAAAAAATACATACGTGACTGGAAAAAAGAAAATATGGGAAGTGTAGCCGCACGATATAAAAAAGATTTTGTTGATGAATTCAAACAAGCTTGTAAAGAGATCGGAATCTCACAATCAGAAGTATTTCGAAAAGCCATGCAAGAAACGATTGATCGAGCACAAAAAAATCGGGATGACCGCTAAGGCCATCCCTTTTTACTTGATAGAAAATAGTTGAACTTGGTTTTTAGAAACCAATAAAACACGTGTCAAAATAAGTTCTCGGCAAGTTCATACGTCTTCTCAAAAACAGACGGCTTGCACGGGTAGAATTCTCCATCTACACCTTTGATGATGTAGTCGCCGTAAGTGGCATATACACCTCCTTCCAGCGTATCGATAAAGGCACCTTCGAGATAGCCGTCACGCCATGATAGCGTGATGTGTCCTTGTGCGAAGTCGATGATCTTGTCGCGGTTACTGAAGTTGAGCTGCATGGCCTCGATCACGATCGGCTTCTTCTTGTAATGGAGTGCCATCTACTGGCCTTCCTTGGTCTCATTCAGGCATCTAGCTTTTAACCAGTAACCGAGCTCATTGATGTATACGGAATCGCTTGGTACGTCTACTTTTCCAACCGTCATTTCATGTGGAAAAGCGAAGCCCGATCCAACATTAAGGATCTGATCTTTCTTGCCATCACGAGCGTCCACTTCATCAACATCTTTTGACGGGATCCAACCGCCGGCGACGGAGTTGTAGATCATCTGATTGGCAACATCAACTTTCTCGACAAGCATACCGATAGAGCGGACCTTGCTTCCTACTGTCAAGATCTGATCAGGCAAGTTGCCTTGCACTTTGTTTGTTGTAGGTTTTGACCCGGCCATCATAGCCTTTACGTCTTTCACGATCTGAGGCATACGGGCATGGATCCATGGGCCAGGACATGTAGTAGCGGCGAACATACGATGCTCTGTGAAGCTTGCGTTAGGCGTACCATCATAGCTTGGTGTGATGCCGTAGCGGCGACAGATATCGGCGCATAACTCGATCAGCTTAGTATATGCCGCGTCTGAGATGCTCCAGGTAGATAAGTTGTTATCGGCAACTTCGATAGTGATAGCGCGTTGGTCGTTCCAGTTGGATGAGCTTGTCCATGCTCGGCAGTTCTCATCTACGTAACATCCGACACGGCCGTCGGAACCAATACCATAGTTGCTTGATGCTTGTCTTGCCGTGTTCTGGAAGACCGCGCCGCACTGCTCGATGGATAAGTTTCCAGCCATGTGATGGATGGTAACCTTGCTTACCTTGCAGACACGTTGACCGCTGTGATTTGGGGATAGGATGATCTTGTTAGTTAGACTGCTATGCATACTACTTACCTTCTTTCTTTTCTTCTTCTTTATTGTTTGAAAGTTCTTCTTTTGCTTCGTTGCCTAAATCTTTAAATTTGATATCTTTCTTTTCTGCCATGTTTACTCCTCTTCTTTCATCCTTTTCAATATCTTTTTGATTTCTTCTTCTGTTAATTCACTGTTCACTTCGTCATTGACGTTATTGATGACCTTCTTGATGGAACGTGGTATCGGTGCACCCATCTTATCGGCATTCTCCATCACGCTCATCAGTTCCATGAGGATGATATAAGCGGAGATGCCCGACATGATGTATCTAGGCAAGCCTAAAGAAAAAGATAGGACCTCACCAATGACAAGTATCGATATCTCACCGACCTTCTTGGATAGTCCTGTCCTCATACGTCTAGATTGGAACGTCTTGGACGCCCAGGCGTAAATGGTACCGGTCACGATATCCACGGCCATCAATGAAAGAGGGGCCACCAGGACCCATGCTTCATTTACAAAGTGAAAATTGGTCAGGATGTCAATTCCGTTCGGCATCGTCCACCTCTGGCAAACCACCCAAACTTGTAAGCAGTGATACCAATCCGGCCAAAAGGCTTGCAGATAGCACGACTTTCCAATCAACCGATTCAATCATTGTTGATGCACCGATTGTACCAACTGCCGTTTGACATACTGTTTTAATAGCGCGTGTAAGCGATGCATCCCACCACTTTTTTGATTGTAATTGATTCATAGTTTATACCTCTTTCCATCCTGCCGGATATGCTTCCGGTGACCAGACATTATTATCAATAATAGATTCATATATCTTGCCATTATATTTGACCTTATCCCCCTGTTTATAAGGATTGGTGCTATCCGGCTGTATCCATTCCTTGATATCTTCCGTATTGACGATACCATCTTCGGAGACCGTACATGTCAATATCTCTGCAAACAATGAAGAAGCTTTATCCGGTGCCCAGTCATCCTGTGATGTATGTGCCTGCAGTACCTTGTAAAGCTTGCCGTCGTATACGATACGCTCATTGGCTGTATATTTTGTTCCGGTCTTCCATGTATCGAAAAGCGTGATATGTTTGGACGCCGTTTCATCCGGCAATGCTTCTTTGATAGCGTCAAGTGCTTCATTGATCTTTGATGCACTTTCAGCCAGTCCATCAATCGTGTTCTGCTTCTCTTCCTCGGCTTTTTTTAGCGCTTCTTTCTCCTGCTGTTCCTGCAGATACGCATCATATGTTGATTGGTCAAACTTCACATGCAGATTGCCATCCGTATGTGTATATCCGATATATCCTTCTATCTTGGAAAAATCAAAAATCGTATCATCCAGGATCGCTTCCTGATTGATATCATATGTGCTCATATTGGATATAGCAGTGACCTTGAAAACATTAGATCCCTGTTTATATTCGCATGCGATATATATTTTATTTTCCATTGGATCATTCCTTTCATGTCAATCAAAAAGGGCTATTTCTAGCCCTGTGCAAAACATTAAACTGTTTTTGTGTAGTAAATCGTCACATATAGATTACGGCCGGATTGTGCAGAGTATGTATCTGTACCAGTAAGAATTATACTTGATTTGTCAATTCTTAAACCGATCGTTTTATCGCTCGAAGCTCCTGTGATTGGGAATCTCACATAAGAGCCACCGTCAAAATACAGTGCTTTATAATCACATATCATATCGATATTAGATATACCATGTGCTAATCTAGTGGTGTTGTTTAACGCTTGATTAGACCACTCTTTAGTGATGGCATAAATCTTCTTACCATCAATCCATGTAGCACCTGTATCATGCTCTGTTGTAGTGTATGACATATCTGCATCTGTCATAAGTTTATATGTAGTAGATTCTGCCTTTGCATTAATCATTGATCGCTATCTCCTTTCACAACTACTTTTGTGTTTCCTGACATTACAGCTTGCTGCCAATCTGAAATATCACTTACGTTACTTAATGCCTGTCCGAAATCTTCGATAAACTTGTTAATTTTCAAATGCCAGTCCGGTTCTCCTTTTACGAGCTTGTAGTCATCTAGATTTACTGCCATTATTTATTACCCTCCTTCTTTAACGAACCACTAATCTTGATCCTTTTGATTTCGCCTTTCAATATCATTGCCACGTCACCTCCGGGCTCAATATAAATTCATCACATGGAACAACGGTATATACATCGCCATTTTCCAAAGTTAATTGCACGTCATAGCAGTATCCGCCAAAATCCATACTGCTTGTATCAATTGGATCCAGTTTGAATGTATTGACCGTTCCATTTGATTTGACGTCTTTTTCAATCAATATTCTTTCATCCGCATATGATTTTTTTACCGTAAAAAGACATGTTTCCTTGTCAGTGACAAGATGATTCGTTCCATCTTCATTTGTGATCAGCACATCGATGTTTTGCGTATCGCCTCGAACCATTATGATCTTATTTGTCATCTTAGTATCAGTGCCCCTGTTCTCACACTATCTTTAAAAACAACTGCGTATTGGCCATTTCTTACCTTGTTGATTTGGTCAACTGTCAAGCTAACCCCATTGCTATCGACAAGAACTTTTGGGCTGGCACTGACCTTTGTATGATTCATATCCGTGTGTTCGTATGAGCACATGACATGTACAAGAGATGTACCGCCGCATGTAACATTT